TGTAAACAGGCTAAAATGCCATATCTAGCGGAATCTATACAGTCGTCGGGATCACTAAATCTACCCTGCGGATCTACATAGTAATTCTGTGCTTCTCGTAAAAAATCCTGACAGTTTTCATTAATGTGCAGTGTGCCCAATTCCAACATCTGACAGTTTTCATTAATGTGTAATGTGCCCAATTCCAACATCTGTCGCATGACATTTACTCCATAACTTTTGTGGTTAGTTACACGACCTTGACTGTCGGCGGGATTCATTATAGCTTTACTGTAGATATTTAATTCATAGCGTTCAAATAACTCTCTGAGACTTTGACTTGACATAGTGTATCGACCCTGTGTGTTGGCATCTGCGGGTAGGACAATAGGACAGCCAAATACTTCCGGTCTCAACAAGTGATTGATGTAATTTAAGGGATTGGCTTCTTCTGTACCCGACACACAGATCTGTCTATGTAACCAAGCTTCTTGTTCATAGGGATCCCAGTACAGTAAACTGATAACAGTACGGTCAGTGACCAAGCCCAAGTCTAAACTGATAACTCTGTGTATATTGGGCTGTTCACGAAAGTTAATTTCCGTAGTGAGATAGGTAGGCCATTGGCGAATTTGAAACACAGCACCTTTACCCATAACAGGTCTGCCGGCAATACGAGCTTCTCGTTCATGCGGCAAATAGTCTCGTTCCAACTGCTGTCTAGTTTCCCGTAGTAAAAATGGTTCGCCCCAGGGATCATATTCGGGTACATCTTCCCAGGCCACACGAACAAAGTCATAGCCTTCTTCGCGATTCCAAAATTTACTGACTAGGCCGTTAAGGCCTTTTAAGGGTGTAAAACTACACATAACTACTCCCTGTGTGGTAGCAGTACGAGTAACTATTTCACTGAAGAATTCATCTGGTGGTTGCTCATCAAACACAGCGAGATTGAGTTTAAATCCCTGCATCTGTCTCACTTCCTGTGTGTAGTTGGCAAATAACAAATAGCTTTTTTCTCCCGACACATGACGAATTTCAACTCCTATAGCATTAGCGCCATCTGAACGCATGGTGTCAAAGATTATGGCCGAGCGAGGAATGGCTCCAGTACCAATTGCGTCACGGATTTTAACATCCTGTGTGCCTAACAGTTCGTTTTGTAAAACCATAGCTACCTGTTGCCAACCTTCACCTGCTGTCATGGCAGTTATAGCGGCGGTAAAACGATGACCTTGCCACCATTCGGGATAAAGACCTGTTAAGTGCATGGCAGTTTCATAGCAGGTACTGACAGTTTTACCAATACGATTAGCTGCCAATATACCACGACGCTGACTTTGATTAGTTAGAAAAAACCGTTTTTGATGCTCAAATGGTCTAAAGTACTTTAACTGATTATACTGCATGTCATCGGCCACTGCGATAGCATAGTCTTGAAACTGCTGTCTAGTTGTTTGATCTAAGTGTCTAAGACTTTCGGGTTTGAGATTATGTTGACTTAACACCCAACGCAGACTGCGTCGCATTATGACATCACGATCTATCATCTACTACCTCGCGATAAATTTGATACTGATGATACAGTGCTAGACTTAATTCTGCTACTTGACTGTTAGTAATGGGATCTGTAGTAGTTTTGCTAAGACCCGACTGCAGTCTTTCCGCAGTCAGTCTCAGTATGTGTTCTATTTGTCCAGGCCATTTTTGTCTAAAAGCTTCACGATGTGCTTGATTAACTTTAGCCAGTATCTTAGTGTCGGTAATTAATCTAGCGGCGTCTGGTGTCACTCTTCAACACCCAAGTCCCAAGGATTCTGTAGCTGACCGCCATCCAAACTGACAAATTCACGGTCTACCCAAACTGACCAGTAGTTGCTGTTGTTGACTTTCATTTTCTGCATCAGTGCGCGAAGATTACGACCCTGTGGAGTCAGTGTGCCATCACGACGCAATACCAATTGTTCACCGGTACGAGGATTGATCCATTTGATTATTTCCGGACGCAGTCTACCAAACTTATCCATTTTTTCCCCATGTGGTCTGGTTTCAAGTGGTCCTAAAACTTCATAACTAATCATGCCATTACGATACTTACGAAATATAGTGTCGACTTTTTTATCAACCGCACGCATTTCGGGATCTGGATGTGGAATATGTCTGCTGACAAAAGCATTTTGTAGTGTGTCGGCTGGTGGTAATTCAGGATCTCTTGGTGGGATTGGCGCTAAGTCTTCTGTGGGAATTAACTCGGCTTTTTCCACATAGGGATTTTCACCACCTATGTATTTTTCATCTACTGATTCACCATTCAATACCGACATGGCAATTTGATACTTTAACTTGTTAGCACGACCTTTGAGATTAAGCACTACGCCGGTTTCGTCATAGACAAATCGTTCTAATTCTCTAGCTGTGGGAAAGTCTGTCATCAAACCATCAATGTCAAAATCCGCGTGTAATTGACTGCTGGCGGCGGTGACTGCGGTTANNACTTGGGGTGTGTTTTGTGTGTCTTGGTCAACTTGCCAAACATCTTGTGTTGACTCGTCGACTGGTGGTCGTTTTGTTGCCATAATTTGCCTTTTCTATACTTTACTATACTACAACCCCTTGCGGGGTAAATTACGCTCTGTGACGAGGTTTACTATACTTAGCCGGCAGTCTAGCACCGTCGGCTGTGGGATTGATTTTTGGACCACGATTGCTGTCAAGTGGTTCTACTTCAGGTAGTCTTAGACCACCTTGAGCACGATTTTCCAAAGCACGCATAACTTCATCGGCTAAGGCCGTGCGATATTCACCCGACTTTTCCTTAATAAATTCCTGTCGTTTTGCAGGACGACCGGTATTGCCCATTTTTGGACCTTGTTTTTGATTAACATTAAACTCCAAGGGTTTGCCTGTGGCGTTTTTCATTGTGGGATTCTTTGCCATATATCTAGACCTTTATTGTGCTTGAATAACTGTAACTGAACTGGCAGCCAATTGACTTGGATATTCAAATTGCTTTCGTGTACCAGACTGTGCGACCTGTAGTTGAATGTAGATATTACCGGCTGTGCTGTTGGTAATAGTTGTGGTAAATGGTGTACCCACTGTGCTGGTTTGATTGTTTATAACTGCTCCGGTATTGGCATTAACCAAGTAAAATTGCGCAGGATTAATGGGANNCTNAACAGTGCCTTGACTGAATGTTACTGCGGCTGATACCAAATAACTAGTGGCATTGCCTAAATTAATTACACTGTTGCCAGCATCAAATCTCACATTACCTGATGCGGCGGTTACAATATTGCCTAACACCACATTGGCAGTGTGCCCACCACTGGAATACTGGGGGACTCCCGCAGTACCGTTAGTGTTATTAACTAGCGAAATTGTATACAAGTTCTGTACAACATTACTGGCTACGGTTAACATTATCGTTTAAATCCTTTTAGTGTTTCAGCTAAACGAGCACGACGGCCTTCTACGCCGGGTTTTTTAGCCGCTGCGGCTAATTTCTTAGCCGGAATCTTTTCGCCTTTTTTAACACCTAGTTCACGGTGTAATGCTCCTGGATGCTCTATAGCTGACTGAATCCATTTGTGTGCTTGCTCTAAATGATGCTGAGCTTTTTTAACATGTTGTGTTTTTGAAGTTTTTTTCATTGTCCCACTGTGCCTTATTGATAAATGTAAACAGGTGTTAGGTTAACCTGCGCTGTACCTGATACTGCGTTGGCCACTGCGTAAACTGTAGAGGCCGGTGATATCGCAGTGCCTTGATGTAAGTTTAGGTATTTGGTACCGTTAGCTGGTATGGCAAATCCCTGTCCTGTACTAACACCCGTAGCTACTGTAGCTGTTATAGTATTGGCATAACCAATGTTTACTATAACCGCATTGGCTGACAAATTGTCAATCATAAAGCTACCAATCTGTGTGCCACCTGCAGTTGTTATGGCAATTCTTGCTGAACCTGATGTGGTGTTAGCTGCGATAACCGAACTGTTGCCGTTAGGTAAAAAACTTATTGTCATTTGCTAAAGTTCCATGGTGAACGATCCTGTCTATTACCAGCGGTAATACGATCGATGTCAGCAGGATATTCTCTGCGAGCACGGCCTTCTTCAACAGGATTTTTTGACTGTTTGGCTGTGGCTACTGTTTCTCTTTTTGCGTCAAATGTCGCACTGGGACCTATTGATGACATACGGTCATAACTGCTGTCACTGGCATTACCGGTACGCAGTTGACGAAATGATTGTTTTTGTGTCAGTCCGGATTGATTGCCCTGCCACTTGGTGCTTTTGTGTTCAATTCTAGTGCCATCGATACCGTCAAAGTAAAAGTCACGGTCCATTTGGTTTGACTTTGGTTTGGTTTTTGATAATTCTGTCATTGGGTTTGGTTTGTTAGCCATTAGTATTTTCCTTTAAACATCTTTACTGCTGGATGATGATCTTCGTGAGGTTTACGCTCACCTGTGCCTGCTACTAGTGTTTGGTTTTTTGGTCCACGATAAAATCCTGGATGTTTTTCTGCCATGTCACGAGTCATTTCGCCAGTATAACGCATTTCTGCTACACTAGTAGCACGAGNGTCTTGAGNGTAATCACGCATGGGTTCTGCTGTGTCTTCAGCTGAACTTTTTGTCTTCATCTTCATACGGCCATGATGTTCTGATTTTGAAATACCTGGCTTTAATTCTTCGTCGCTTCTTATACCCATTACATCATTCCTTTATCTGCACTTGGTAGTTTGTCAGTAGAACGCGCCGCGTGTTCTACAACAGGATGATAGCTGGGTTTAGCACCCGAACTAACATGATTGTTTTCATATGCCGATCCCATTTCATCTATAACACTGCTGTGATGTGGTGTAGAAGATTTGGTCTTTTTAGCACCTTCAGCTTGACTATAAGCTATGGCCACTGCTTGACGCTGAGGACGACCTTCTGATATTTCAGTACGAATGTTTTCTTGAAATGCTCGGGGCGATTTTGATTTAATTAATGGCATACTGTTATTCCTTATACTGTATTTAGCGTAGACAATTGATTCGGGAGTTTTGACTCAGTTTTCTTCGTCTGTTTTTTGTACAATACCACCAATGGTTTCCAGTGCTCGTAAAAATGCTGCCTGACGATTTTCCACTGTGGCAGTGTCATCAATTTCCACATGATGTTGGTCTGCGATTAACTTACCTAAAAACAATTGGTCATACTTAAAACGCAGTTCCATATTGGCCTGTGCTTCAATGTAATTTCTTGCCAAGGCTTTTTCAAATGGCAATCCTGAAGCACTGAGTTCCTGTAATAACACAGCCGCAGTTAATTTATGTGTACTGCCACGAGGTCTACCACCACCAGGTCTGGCACCACCACGACTGGATATTTTGGGTTTACCAGTTTTGGGATTTAGTAAAACGGGTTGATTAGTTTGTTTTTCCGACATCTTGTATTTAGTATCGCATCAGCCAGNNGGTTAAGGATAAATATTCAGTCAGTTAGTGGGAGAATGGCACGCTCCCCCAACCGGTTCTTCGTCAAAACTTTTTGCCATTTCTTATTGACAGTAAATTTCGCCGGAACGGGGACATTAACTGACTGTGGTGATTTCAATTCTATCCCAACAGCCCGCACCCACCAAACTGTCTATTTCCAGTGTTCGTAGCCCCTGTAACTCTTCCGCAGAAACTACTGTGTCTATACTGATATCGGCATCTGACACAAATTCCCCGCCTAGATAAATTTTAACATTAGCTATCATGGTCTTTGTGGTGGTAAGGGATTGGGATTGGGAAATGTCTTACGACCGGGCCAACGAACTGGTCCTGCTCCCATTACTGTCTCACTGCTAGGGTTATTATACTGCTGACCGTCATAAAAATTGTTA